ACGCCTGATTGGTGTGTTGGCTTCTGCGGCCAAGATTGCTGTTGGACTGTTCAAAGCGTTCATCGTCTTCGAGGTTGTCAAAGCAATCTTCGAAGGTATCGTGCGCGGTATTAACCGATTGAGCGGTGAGTCTGAAGACGCTGTGTCTGGCAGGCAGATGCTGTCTGATGTGTTGTGGTTGATTTCCGAAGCCTTCGGTGTTATTTCCGAAGCCATTGGTGTATTGGTTAAGGGTATTGCCGACTTCGTTGCCGACGCGGTTGAGTTGATTGGCTCATTCTTTGTCGACACAACCAAAGAATCCAACAAGAGTGCTAAAGAATTTGAAAGCGGCTGGACTGGTGCAATTCGCTTTGTTGCTCGACTGATTGACGCATTGACCGCTACGTTAAAGTCAACATTCCTCTATCTGGGTGGCCTCGCCGACTACGTTGTTAAGAAATTCAAGGGTGTTGAAGCAAGTCTTCCAGATGCCGACCAAATCAACTTGGACGTGTCGCTGGAGGTTAATGAGAACGGCGTTGAAGCCAAACTCAACAAACGCTTGGAGGAGATGCGTAAAAACATCGCCGACACTGACAACGACATCACTCAAAAGACTGCACTGGAAGCGGCAAACCGAGCCGCTAATGATGCTGCTAAAAAGGCTGAAGAAGCGAAGGCTCTCGACGAGAAGGTCAACAAGGCTCGCGAGAAGGCTGAACAGGCTCGCCAACGCGCGGAAGAAGCCGCGTTGAAACGCCTTGAGAAAGAATTGTCTTATGAGAAGATGATTCAGAAACTCATCGACTACCGCGAAGGTCGTTTGAAAGATGACCCGATGAAGGGTTACAACAATCTCGGCGATTGGTACTTGGGTGAGCGTCAGAAGGTTAAATCGAAATACGCGGCAAACGACCCGTATGAGAATTACTCTTCAGGCGGTTCAAACGGCACGTCTTCCTACGCTGTTGATAAACGCGCCGCCGCTGCTGCTGACTTGGCAACCAAAAAGGCTGCTGCTGACTTTACAGGCCAATGCGCCACTTACGTCAAACGTGCGCTGGCTGCTGTCGATTCTCAAGCCGCTCCGTATATCAAAGGCAATGGTAATCTGACCGCTAAGAACTTGCTGAAATACGGTAAAGGTTGGCAGCAAGTGCCTTATTCAGCGAACTATGTTCCGCAAAAAGGCGACGTGGTTAGCTGGGGTGCTATCAAAGGCCATCCATACGGCCATACTTCTATCTATAACGGTAAGGAGTGGGTATCTGATACCAAGCAAGGTAAATATGGTATTGATGCCAAAACAGGTGCGTCTTCGCGTGCTTACTTGGCAGAAATGGCTCGTAATCCGAACTACAAACCAACCATTGTGCGTTTGAGCGGTGGTAATTCTGTAACCATTACAGGTTCAACTGGCTCAGTAAGCCATAACGCAGGTAATGACAACAAAGTTCTTGAGTTCTACAAAGCCCAAGAGGAACGCTGGAAAAAAGACAAAGCCTTAACCAAACAGCAAAAGGATGACGATTCTGCCTTCGACAAAGCCGAATCTTTGGTTGAGAAAGTGACTGAAGAGGCTCGTGAAGCAATTCGCGAGATGTATAAGGCAATGGGTGTGAACGGCGTTGAGGGTTTGATTAACCGCGACCCATCAACCCTGTCCGTTGACCTGTCTGGCTCTACGCTGAACGAGATTATCGACGGCTTCAAGAACATCATTCAACCTGATAATGACAAACAGGTTAAACAGATGCTTGAGGTTCTTACTCTGGAATATGCTCAAAGTAAGGATGTTAGCCGTAAAGAGGCTCTCGCTTGGTCTAAACAGCTTGAACCACAACTGGCTAAGTACGCTGAATTGCAGGCGCAGAAAGCTCTCGGCGAACAAGTCGATGCTTTCCTCGATTCGCTTGAGAAGAAACGTAACGATATTGAGAAAGAACGCGCCAACAGTGCGGAATATCTCGGCAGTGCCGTATCTCGTGGTGTGATTACTATTGAAGAGGCTCAGGCCAAAATGTCTGAAAGCACTCTGAAATATGTCGAACGCATGACAGATGCCATTAAAAAACTCGACGAGATAATCAATAGCGAAGCATTCTCCAAACTGTCACCAGAGCAACAAACTGCGATTCTGAATCAGCGTGAGCGACTTGGTGCGGAGCAATCGGATTATCAGTCTAATCCACGCCGTCAGGCTGCGAACTTCGCCGTTGACTCAATGGCAAAACGACTGGATGACTTCTTGCAACGCAAACGCCAGTTCGAAGAATTGCAGGAACAACTCGTCGTAAGCGGTCAGCAATCCATCACTAAGATGGAAGAGAATGTTCAAGCATACTTGAACAACATCGCTCCGCAGATGAAAGAGTTGGTTGCAAACGCAGAACAAATCATGGCGGCTTTCGGTGATTCAGCAGCATATGCGAACCTTACGAATCTTGTAACAAAGATGAAGGATGTTCGCACCGAAACAACCCATAGTAAGGGCGAAGTCGAGTTGATGAATACTGCGTATGGCGTGCTTAATGACGGAGCAATGACTGCGTTTGAAGGTATTGCCAGTGGCCTTGCTGGTATCGCAACAGGTGCTGTAAGCAGTCGCGAAGCGTTTGCAAACTTGGGTCAGGCCATGGCTCAATGGGCAGCAGAGGCTTTACGTCATATGGCGAAAGTGATTATCCAGCAACTTATCAGTCTTGCGATTCAGAAAGCACTTCAGTCGTATTTCGGCGGCGGTGGTTCTGACGTGCAAATGCCAGACACATCGAGCTTCGGTCAATACGCAAGTTTGTTCCATACAGGTGGTGTTGTTGGTCGCGGTAAAGCTGGCGGTAAACGGGTGAATCCGCTTGTTTTCAACGGTGCTGTACGTTATCATAGTGGTGGTATCGCAGGACTCGCACCAAACGAAGTTCCTGCTGTTTTACAGAAAGGTGAGGAGGTAATCACTAAAAATGACCCTCGTCATAGAGATAACGCAAATTCTTCATCATCGAACCAGCAGCAGTTGACTGTTATTAACACGTTCGACCCAGTGGAGGCCATGAACCTCGCTCTGGCATCAAGCAGCGGTAGGAAAGTTCTTATCAAGGCAATGGGTCGAGAGCAACGCGCGGTTAAACGAATTGGTGGGGCTTAGTAGAAAGGAAAAGTAATGGCTGTCGAAATAGGAACAGCCTCCAATGCAAGGGATTTGGTGTCGAAGCTCGAAAAGTTTCTGACAACAAATCCCGAATTGGTTCAAGCCAACCAAGCATGGGAGGTTATTAAGGATAGTGATGGTGGTGAGGAGCTTGTTCATTTGCCCACTTATCCTAAAGAGGCTGCTGATGGCTCGTTAGGATGGACGGCGCGTCGTCGCTTTGTTGGTCACGGTCTTGATGGTGAGGATACTATTGTTGTTCCGATGGCCTTATACATAAATACGCAATATTCAATAACGTCCTTATGTGCAATTCATGCGGTGGTGAGTAACAAGAACATAGACTTTACTGAGCATTTCGGTGTAAGCTGGGGTCATTATCGTAGCGAGCCATTTCTAGTATCTATCCCGTTAGCAAATGAAGCAATCCCGTATTGGTTCGTGGCAAACGGGCGACGGTTTATAATTGTGGCTAAGGTTGGTGGTTATTATATGTCTATGTATTGCGGTTTTATGCTGCAATTTGGAACGGATTTAGAAAACCCATCTCCAATGTATATAGGTGGTAGTTGCAATGACCATCGCGCCCTAATTCCGCTTAATGATGAGCAGTTACCGAGTGAATATAAAAAGAATCTCGCAATCCTCCCTTACGGGGGGTTTCATGACCCAGTTGTTACACATTGGCCTAAAGGCGCAGTTGCCTATACCGAATCTACTTCTTGTCTATGTAACGCACCTGATGGCAAAGTCGTAGTATTTCACAATGGCGCACTTTTTAGGCGATTCAACACAAAATACCGACTCGCAACAGGTGCGTTACTTCCATACCGTTACGTTACAGGTAATACCACTAATACTCTCGCTGAGACAACACCGACAGGAGATAATGATGCGCCTCCGTATGGTGTTGCTGTAAATGGGGATTATGTTCTCCTTCCCATAGAGTTATTTGCTGAGATTGATGGTGATACTAACAGAGAGATTAGTACAACTCTTGGTTGGTTACAGGGTGCTTATTTTGTCAGCGGAGTAAATAACACTCCAGAGAAGGAGTTAATTATTGATAATAAACGCTATTTGTGTTTCCCGTCGATGCGAAATACAACTCGTAGCTGGTTTGCACTACTAATGGAGTGAATCATGGCATTTATAAAACATGAAGGTGCTATTAACAGCATGGATGATTTCTTAGTAGAAATCAAAAAGTATTTGATAAAGAGCGGTATGTTTAATAATACGGTTGATTTTGAGACCTTAGATATACATAAAAGCGACCTTTATCACGCTGGATTTTCAATCAAACATAAAGAGGGAAAGTGGTTTAATTTTGGAAGACAATTATATCCACGCTCTGCTGGCGATAACGTGCTTTCAATATCAATTTCACGCAGTGGAAAACCATCGGCATCCTTTCGCCCTTACTACGACAGGATGATTATTCCATATCACCCAGCATCAACTGAATGCGGTAAGTATTTATTTCCGTTAGTAAATTTGTATGTTACAACAACAAAAACCTTTGTAGCATTTTCTGCGGAAATAAAGAAAGGTCAGTTCGTGCATTTTATTGTTGGCAGGCATCTTTCGTATGGCGGAATCAGTGGGATTAACAAAGATATTGGTGGGGAGTTTGTATATATAACTTATATGCCTGATGGAAATGAGTTTGGTGTTAATGTAAGCTCAAGATTTCTCGGCGAATCTTATTTATATGGTCGTGGTTACACACTTCGACCAAAATACTACCGTATGGCTCGCACGGTGCTTTATGATGGAGTGCCATCTCAAGGGCGAGAATATTATTACACTTACGACAGATGGGATCGTGAGTACGAGTCTCTTTTGCCAAGTTGGGTCATTTACTATGATTTGGCAGTTCCTCTTAATGTAAGGATTAAGAATGGCCTGATTGAGATGTATGAAGTTCAACCTGTTAATATTTATGATGGCTCGTCAAAATATAATAAGAGAACTCCTATGAACCCGCATCATCTTCGACTTAACGTATCAACCGTTGCGCAAACAGCGTCTCTTGACGATGAGCAAATTGACCCCGATAGAGCGTATAGTGCGGCTAAATCAGCACTCGAAGATTGGTCAATACCCAATATCATAAAAGATGCCGAAGTGTTTTATAATAACGAAATGTGTACTCTTTCAATCGAAGACATAGAACCTGCAGCACAAATCGGAGACTGGGTGTTTTTTCCTCTTGTCACCAAAAAGACAGATGCTGTGTTTAAGAAGCTATGGAGTTCGCACATTGGGGTTGGTTTCAAATTTAAATAGGACTCAATATGGCTCAAGCAAATAACGCGGTTATGCTGCGAACCGATATGGATTTATGGCATCACCGCATTATATCTGGGATTGGTGAGGTTTCTGACGTAAATCTAGGTTTTATCACAAGCGATACAACCACTGAGTTGCAAGTCTATAACTCACACTTGGTGGAACAAAAACTCGTCAAAGTTGACCTGATTAACTTAGAGGGTATCTCGGTAGCGGAAGCTACTGGGAGACCTCCTATAAATTTAGCTCCCTTACGGACTAAAAAGATTATACTTGACGTTTCGCTTTATGGTTCATCGAAAATTGACGGCAAAGTCATTCTGCGCTTTGAAAACGGCCAAATCGTTACAATTAATTTAAAAGGCTTACGAGGTTTAATCTGGAACGTTGAGCCTAACTGGGATGAGCCTTTGCGTGAAAAGTTCTCTTACAAAACAGACGTGATTGTTAGTTATAACAAAAACGAACAGCGTAGGGGTTTCATGAGCCAGCCTAGACGCGGTTTCTCCTATACAGCAACGCCATCCCACACGTTATTGAGTACGATGCGTAATGTTTTGTATGCAATGCACAATAGACCGATTTTATGCCCAATTTGGTGGCAACCAATACGTCTTAGAGAAACGTGCCTGAAGGGTGATTCTCGACTCAAATGCGTGGATTTGAGCGGCGTTGACACACTCCAGCCCAATTCCATGTTGATACTGTGGAACAATCCATTTGACTATGAATTATGTGCGGTTGGTCGTGTCGAAGGCAACGATATAGTGCTGCAAAGCTCAGTGGCGAGAACGTTTTACTCA